ATGAGTGAGAACAAGAAAACCACAGTATACGATTCCCTGAGCAAGGAAGAAAAAACGGTCAGCCTTCCCTACTATGTCCATGAAGGAGAAATGACGCGGATGGAGCGGCTCAACAAGCGCTGGTTCATCGCGTTCCTGATCGTGCTGGTGATGCTTTTCGCCAGCAACCTCGCCTGGGTGATCTATGAAATGAGCTACGATACATACTACTATGCGCAGGAAGCAACCGCAGAAGGAAACGGAGATGCCGCGGCCCTGCTATCCACGGGAGAAGGGAGCGTAACCTTCAATGGCAAGAGTGAGGCAAGTGGTGAAGTTTCGGGTGAAGAAAACCAGCTCCAAGAATCCGACGAAGGAGTGCCCGAACTGTAAAGGTACCGGGCGGGTGAAAGCCAAATGACCATCCCGGATCTGTGCCGGAGCGATATCGAGCGCCTGATGCATGAGTGGCTGATCGGACCCAACGCGGAGCGGGATCGGAAGATCCTCGCCCGGCGACTGTTCGATGGCGTTACATACGAGCGTCTGGCGGAAGAATTCGATCTGTCGGTGCGCTGCACCAAGATGATCGTCTACAAAGGCACAAATAAGATCTTCAGACACATCCCCGGCTGAATGGCCCGGGGATGTTTTTTTATGCAAATTCTTCAAAAAAATGGTTTTAGGCATTGACAATACAATTTGAATATTGTATTATAGCAGAGAAGGGACCCGGTTCATGCGGAGGGGCCGGGCCCTGAACCAAATAAAAGGAGGGCAAACGCAATGATGACCATGACACAGAAACTGCAGATGCACCGGGAGATCGAACGGGAAGACCGGGAGCATCGGACCTGGCACCACAACAACCTGATTCTCGACCGGCTGACCAACACATTCCCCATCGGGACGATGGTCGAGAACTTCGGGGTGGCCGCGGAGGTGGTCGGGTACCAGGTGGCCGCGGCGACGCTGACCTACACCGGCGACCTGATCCTGGAGGAACCGGAAAGCGCGATGCGCTGGATCGGGAACCCGGACTTCTGCATGGCGATCGCCTGACGCGGACGGCCTGCCGGGGGCCGAAAACCCCGGCGGTTTTTCATTGCTAAAATTGTAATGTTGTGATAGACTTGGCGCAGGAGGGATGTGAGATGGATCTGAAGAACATGATCCCCATCGCGGAATACGCCACGAGGATCGGCAAGGCCACCATCACGGTGGCCGATAAGTGCCGGAGGGGCAACCTGCCCGGCGCGGTCAAGATCGGCCGGGACTGGTTTGTCCCTGCCGATGCAGAGTACCCGGATTTGCGGATCAAGAGTGGGAACTATATCGGCACCAGGAGGAAGAAAACTGATGTCAAAGAGGGATGAAGTGATCAGCAGCGCCATGCTGGACGTTGGAGGCGCTCTGCAGAAGATGTACGACAGATTCACGGAGGACGCTATAACACTAAAAGAAATAGCATACGAATTGCTTGAAAAGTACAAAGCCTCAGAAGAATGTGTTATCTATTGGAATGGCGGAGAAAAGGACGAAAAAGAATTGGCCGAAGAAGTATCACGTTACAAGAAAATGATTGATGATCTGACTTAAAATGAAATGAAAAGAAACACACAGACCGCTTCGGCGGTCTTTTTTTTTGCCTTTTTTGGCGCTGAAAGATGCACGAAACATGCCCGGCAGGGTTATCGAGCAACGGCCCTCATTGGCTCAGAATAATGGCAAAGGAGGGATCCTGATGAACAAACTTGTGGCCCGGTTGATCGACTGCGGGATGACGCGCAAAGTGGCCCTTTGCATGCTGCGGCAGTTCCAGGATCTTCGGGAAGCGGAAAGATACGTGGAACAGGTCGAGGAGGCAAGCCGTGAGCCGATGGATTCATTTTAATCCTTCGCCGGTGGGCCGCAATGTGGGCGACTGCGCTGTGCGGGCGATAGCCAAGGCCCTGGACACAGACTGGGAATCGGCATACGCGCTCATCGCGCTGAATGGCTACCTGATGGCGGATATGCCAAGCAGCAATGCCGTGTGGGGCGCCGTGCTGCGCCAGAACGGCTTTTATCGGCACGCTGTGTCGAACACATGCCCGGACTGCTACACCATAGGAGATTTTGCGGAGGATCACCCGGAGGGCGTGTATGTGGTAGGAACTGGAAATCATGTTTGCACGATCCGGGACGGGAACGTCTTTGACAGTTGGGACTCCACGCGGGAAATCCCGCAGTTTTACTGGAGCAAGGAGGTAAACGAATGATCAACCAGTTTGGGCAGTTTATTCCTGATTATCCAGGGCAGCAATACTGGCAGGATCCAGCCTACATGAGGTACATCGGCCAGCAGCAGCACCAACAGGTGGCACAGCAGGCCCAGCCCATGCAACAGGCCCAGCAGCAGCCAAGCAGCCGCATGGTGGAGGTTGTGCCAGCATCCTCAGAGCAGGCCGCGAAGGAGTTTCCGGTGCCTGCAGGAGCAACACAAATGATCATCGGCAATGATGATTCCTTCATTGCGGTCAAGGCGGTCAGCATGACCGGCCAGATCACATTCGATATCTACGACAAGCGGCCCCCGGCTCCCCCGGAAAAGCCCGTGGATCTGGGCGCATTCGTCACGCGGGATGAGCTGGAAAAACGGCTGGCAGAGTTGAAGGCGAAGGAGGTACCGGAAGCATGAGCATTTTTGACAGCCTGGGCAACAGAGCCCAGCAGGGACAGCAGATGAACCCGCAGGCCATGCAGAACGAGCTTGGAAGCATCAAGGCCGATCCGGGCAAGTATCTGAAAGGGCATGGTTTCAACATCCCGGCAGGAATGACGGACCCGAAGCAGATCACACAGCATCTGCTCCGTACCGGGCAGGTTGGATCTCCCCGGCTGCAGCAGGTCATGCGGATGCTGGGGCGATAAATTGCTGAATAACTAAATAAGGAGGAAAATATTATGAAACACATTATCGAAGCAAAAATCCGGGATCTTGTCAATTATATTGTCAACAAACCAATAACCGAGGTGACGCTGGATGACTACACTATCCTCACGAACGAGCTGCGAGAGATTCACAATCAGGAATCTCAGGAAGCCAACGGACAGCGGATGGCTGAACTTATGGGCATGCTTACTTCTAATTCTGTTGCAGCACCCAGATAAACCAGATGGACATAAAAACATAAGACCAAACATAAGACGGTCTTAAGAACCCGGAAAAAACTGATCACTTTTTCCGAGTGACGTGCAAAAAATGCATTTTGAAAAAAATTCGCGGAAAATTCGCGGATAAACACATTAAAACGCGAAAAAATCTCCAAATAACGATTTCTTTCGTCGAGTGCGCATAGACGATTTGAAATAAATCTATCAACGAAAGGAATCTGATAAAAATGGCACTTACTGATGAAAACGGCAGCGGAATGGTCATGCCCGTCCAGCCCATGTACGGCGGCGGTTATGGCAACGGCGGCAGCGGCTTCTTCGGCGGGGACTGGGCTTGGATCATCCTGCTCCTGCTGATCGGCGGCAACGGATGGGGCTTCGGCGGCTTCGGCGGCGGCATGATGCCCTGGATGATGGGCGGGGCGATGAATGGCTTTGGCCTGGACTACCTGTACCCGTGGCTGAATAACAGCCAGCACATTTCCGATGGATTCCGGGATCAGAATCTGCAGACGTCCATTTCCGGCCTGCAGAACAGCGTGACCGCCGGATTCGGCGATGTACAGCTGGGCATTGCTGGAATCAACCAGAATCTGTGCCAGACCGGCAACGCTATCACAGGCGCGGTCCGTGATGGATTCTATGGCGCTGAGATCGCTGCCAACGGTCGGCAGATGGCGAACATGCAGCAGCTGTTCGGCATCCAGAGCGCACAGCAGGAGTGCTGCTGCGAGAACCGTGCCGCGATCGCGGACACCAAGTACACCATTGCGGCCGAAGCGTGCGCGACCCGCCAGGCGAATGCGGACAACACGCAGAAAATCCTGGACAAGCTGTGCCAGCTGGAGCTGGATGGCGTGAAGCGTCAGGTCGCTGACGAACAGCGCGAGAACGCCAACCTGCGCAGCGATCTCCAGTATGCCCGCAATCAGGCTGACCGCACGGCTCAGACCGCGCTGTTCCAGCAGGGGCTGACCAACGAGGTGGATGCCCTGTACAACCGGCTGAAGAACTGCCCTGTCAATACCGTTCCGGTATATGGCAGCCAGCCGATTTTCACCTGCCCTCAGACCGTTAATCCCGGCTGCGGGTGCGGATGCGGCAACGGCGCGTTCTGATGGAGGTGTGAACCATGGCTGAGTATCTGGCGAATGCGATCCAGCAGGTTGCCTTGAACAACCCTGCGATCTTCACGGCCTCCATCCCCTGCCGCAACGGCTATGTCTACCACGAGGATGAGACGGGGATCTTTACTCTCTGTGGGAAAACTACCAACTGCTTCGCAAGATTCCAGGTCACATTCAATGGCAACGTGGCCCTGCCGGAAGGCGGCACGGCTGGCCCCATTGCGGTGGCTCTGGCGGTGAACGGTGAGCCCAGGCTGACAAGCCGGGCCATCGTCTCCCCGGCGGCAGTTGAGGAGTTTTTCAATGTCACATCTACGGCCATCATCACAGTGCCGAAGGGCTGCTGCTACTCGCTGTCTCTGCGGGCGGTGCCCGCTTCCAGCGATCCTACAGTGACCCCGGCCCCCGTGATTGAGCTGCAGAACGCCAACCTGGTTATTAACCGGGTAGCCTGAGAGGAAGGAGGAAAAAACCATGGATTACACCAAAGACCTGCATGAGCTGTGCGAATCTCTGAGCGAGCAGCTGGCGGATGTTACCCGCCGGGTCCGCAAAAACGGCATGTCCTCCGGCGATCTGGAGACCATCGAAAAGCTCACTCACAGCCTGAAGTCCATCAAGAGCGTCATCGCCATGACGGAAGGCGAGGAAGGGTACAGCGGATACTATCCCTACATGGGAGGCTCCTACACCGACGGCGGCAACCACGGCGGCTCCTACGCCCGCGGACGGATGAACGCCCGGCGGGACAGCATGGGCCGCTACTCCGGCGAGCGCGGATACTCCAGAAACGATCTGGCGGACAAACTGCGCGAGCTGATGGAGGAAGCGCCGGACGATCGCACCCGTCAGGAGATCAGACGGCTGGTCGAGAAAATGGAAAACGCCTGAGGAGGTGCGGCCCGTGATCACTGAGCAGGATCTGCAGGAGGCTATCGCCGAATGCCAGGGCCAGCGCAACCCAAACGCCAGCACTGCCATCAAGCTGGCCGCGTTTTACACAATCCGCCGGGAGCTGTATGGGGAAGAAAAGCAAGCCGCGCAGCTCCCCGGCTACTCCTTCTCCCCTGCTCCGGCTTCAACCGTGGATCCGCTGATCCAGAACGACAGCGACAGCGAATTCGCACGGGCAATCGACGGCAGGCCCCAGAAGGAAATCTGGCCGCTGATGGATGAAATGATGGACACCATTCAGGCGATCCATCCCCGACTGTATCGCGCAGTTATGGAGAGACTCCGGTGAGAACTGGGGTCTCTTTTTTGCGGAAAAAATGTGTGTTTTTCTGCGCTTTGGGGGTTGACAATACAATTCTTAAGTTGTATAATACAATCAGCCGGAAGGGAACCGGCAAGAATGAAGGAGGGCAACACAATGTACGAAACAGTTAAGGTAGTCAATGGTTATGAGATCCAGCGGATGGTCGGAAGCCGCGGTGCGTATCATGTAAACGTTCGCGAGGGCCGCGGGTGGCGCGAGTTCCACACCTTCCGCACGATCAAGGCGGCGGCTGCGTTCTGCAGCAGCATCCCCGCTAACAAGTGATGCAAACAAGGCCAGCCGGGGAGCCTCAATCCCCCGGCAAGAAAGAGGAGGGCAAACACAATGTACATGAGTTATTGCAGATTCGAAGGAACCCATCAGGAGCTGCGGGCCTGCCTGGCAGATGTGGAAGAGCATATCCAGGAGGAAGCGGAGTATAAGGTTTCCGAAAACGAGATTGAACATTTTCAGAACATGGTGCGGGACTTCTACAACTGGCTGGTGGATTATGAGCTGATCACGGAAGACGGAAAGCTGGATGAGGAGATGCTGGAAAGGGCCTGCGAATATATGCGGAAATCATACAGGGAGGAGGAATAACGCAGATGACAAACATTGCAACGATCCCGGAGCAGCGCAAAGCTGCCTCCGGGTTTTACCCCACTCCGGCAAGCCTTGCATCGAAAATGCTGGACGGCATCAACTGGATGTTAGTCAGCACGATTCTTGAACCCAGCGCCGGAAAGGGAGACATTGCAGACGCCATCAACCAGAAATGGAGAATCCACAGAGGAAACAGGTACAGCCGCGAAAATCAACAGGCTGACATTGACTGCATCGAGGTAGACCCGAACCTCCGGGCTATCCTGAAGGACAAGAACCTCCGTGTGGTACACGATGATTTTCTGACATACACCACCTGCAAGAAGTATTCCCTGATCGTGATGAATCCTCCGTTTGAATTTGGCGCCAAGCACATTCTGAAGGCCCTGCAGCTGCTTCAGGACGGCGGTCAGCTGATCGCCCTGTGCAATGCCGAGACGCTGAAGAATCCATACACCAATGAGCGGAACATGCTGCTCCGGATCCTGACGGAGAATGAAGCACAGATCGAATACCTGACTGGAGCCTTTTCCTCTGCAGAGCGGAAGGCAGACGTTGAGATCGCCCTGATCCGGTTCAAGCAACCAGAGTCTGAACTGTCTCACCTGATTCTGGACCATCTGAAGCCGGCACACAGATACGTGGACATGCCGGAAGAGGAAGCGCAGGCCCTCACCAAAGCTGATTTCGTAGAAGCGATTTTGGACAGGTACAACTACGAAGTCGAGACAGCCGTCCATCTGATTCAGGAGACAGAAGCATGTCAGCGGGTGCTGAACCAGCCGGTGGTCAGCAAGGATACAGCCTATGCCGGTTCTCCGTTTGAACTGAACATGGGCCGGAATACCCGGGCCAGCGTCAATGAAGCTGTGCAGAGAATTCGGAAGAAATACTGGTCAGCCCTGTTCACCGCCCCGCAGTTCATGAATCAGCTGACATCCAACCTCATGAGAGAACTGAACAAGCGGGTGGAAGAACTTGGCGATTACGAATTCTCGAAGTTCAACATTCTGGAGATCATGGTCCAGATGAATGCCAACGTCAACGAAGGCGTAGAGAAGACCATCATGGATCTGTTCGATGATTGGACTCGGAAGTACCACTACGATGATCATTCCACCAATCGGCACTACTTTGACGGGTGGCGTACCAATGATGCTTTCGCCGTCAACAAGAAGGTGATCATTCCCTTGTATGCCTATTCCCAGTGGTCCGGAGCCTTCGATCTGAGCTACACATGTCAGGAGAAGCTGTCTGACATCGAGAAGGTGTTCAATTATCTGGACGGTGGCAGAACACCGGAGATGCCCCTGCGGGACGTTCTGCAGACGGCAGAAAAGGAACGGCAAAGCAAGAAGATCGAGACGAAGTATTTCTACCTGACCTTCTATCAGAAGGGTACCTGCCACATCGAATTCAAGGACATGAACCTGCTGGCCCGGTTCAATATCTTTGCTGCTAAAGGCAAGAACTGGTTGCCGCCGTCCTTTGGAAAGAAGAAGTACAAGGATATGACCGCAGAGGAACAGAAGGTGGCGAAATCGTTTATGGGAACCGCTGACAGGTATGACAAAGTCGTGCAGCATGCAAATTATTTTCTGGCTCCCATTACAGATAGCAGCCTGCTGAAGATTGGAGGGTAAAATATGGGCAAAGCAAAATTTGATTATTTGATGGACAAGGCTGAGATCCATTTCAACAGTTCAGGACCTTCCGGCAATATTTTTCACATCATGGGCAAGGTCCGCCAGCAGATGCAGAAGGAGCGCCGAATCACAGACTGGAACAATGCATGGGAGCGGATCCAGCAGACCGACTATGCTGGAGCGCTGGCGATCATGCGCGAGCTGGTAGACCTGATTGACGATGATGGGAGGTGCTGAGGATGAAGAAGCAATGGCTGGTTTTCTTCTATGCCGGCAGGGAGCTGCTCCGCTACTCTCTGGCCGGCACCTTCCCGGGTGAACTGGAGAACACGATTCAGCTGCTGGCTGCGGAGCATGACATCCCGGCCAGTGCGATCTACTACGCGATAGTGACAGCATGAGGAGGGAAACATGATTGATGACCGCACCCGGCAGATGATTGAATGGTACCTGCCGAATCCTCCGGATCCGGATCTGGATGATGGCGAATACTATTACCTGCAGTCCACGATGAAGGGTGAACAGGTAATCAAGGTCTACCCGCTGGACATCCTTCCGGACCGCGATGGCACCGAGTACGGAATATACCAGAAACGCGGCGGTCAGCTGCGCTGGGTGGACGTGGGATATGGTGATCATAACCGCGGATGCCGGAAGCATGACCTGTACGACAACAAGCAGGACTGCAAGGATCGCACCCATTACTGGGATGATAACTGGGAGAACCTGCGGGAGATCCAGAGGAAGGAGGGACTTCTGTAGATCTCCACTACCGTTTATACTACCAAACTTGGTCGTGAATGATCATTTTTACCTGATTTGGACATCGCAGAATTGTATCAGAAAACCCTCGGAGGCTTTAATCTCCGAGGGTTTCTTCTGTGGCTCAAATAGGACTCGAACCTATGACACTCCGGGTATGAAGTGGAGTTTCGCCGGAACCGGAATGCTTTATTTTTCGGGCTTCTCAGCCTTTTCGAATTCTTGTCCACTACCATTTCCACTACCAAACGCCCTTTTTAACAGTTTTTCTGCTTCCGTTTTGCTCCTGTTGTCCCTGACTTCGTCGTAGATCTTCATGATCATGGTGGCATCCGCGTGGCCCATCCATTCGATCATGGTGTGCAGCTCGACACCGTTGTCCCGGCCCCAGGTGCAGAAGCTGTGCCGGAGATCATACGGCACCACAGTAAATTCGATCCAGGGCGGCAGGGTTCCTCCATTCTCCAGAATTTTTTTGTGTTCCTTCGTTTTGCCGTACCAGCGTTTGTGCATTCCATTGATGGCGGTTTCCATGCAAACGCGGTAGGACTCCATCGCGTTTCGCCAGGTGGTGGAGGTGATCTGCTTCCCCTTGGCGCTGGTGATCAGCAGGCCCTTCCGGTCCTTCAGCGCTTCCTCGACCGGCGGAAAGATCGGCACATCCCGGATGGCGTTTTTTGTTTTGCCCTTCTCCGTGATCTCGTACTGGTTGTTTCCTTTGCGGTGGGCCGTTTCGGTGATGTGAAGCACACCGGCGAGATCG